CTAGAATTTGTATCAGAACAAGTAGAAGGTATGTCAGAAGATTTAGAAAACATGGCACATAACAAAGTAAACATTATGAGATTACAAGCTGATATGGAAAAAGCATTAGAAAATATAGAAGAACTAAAAGATAAAGTAAGAGCAAACGGATATGATCACTAAAATAATTATAGCATTATTACTATTCTCTGGAGATTCAATGATTGAACACACTATGACTGATGGTGTTAAAGATTGCCTTGAAAAGAAAAGAATGATTGAAAGAAATATATCAGGTACAGCTAGAGTATCATGTGTTAAAGTAGAAGCACAAATAGAAACTATAGAAGGTGTTGAATTTATTAAATCAATAGGTAAAATAAACTCATGACTGATAATGAAATAGAGATAAACAAATGGCGTAAAGAAGCCAGGTCTAATAAAAGACAAAGCAATAAGCTACAAAAAATTATTGATGAACAAGAAGTATTTATTACTTACTTAACTAAAAAGATTTTAAGATTAACTGAAGAAGATGAAATGAATATGCATGTAACAAACGAACTTAATAAATTTAAGTCTATGAATGTTACTGAAAAGCTAGAGGACATGCAACATGGTCAGTCAGTCGGAGAAAATAAATAAACTAGATAGAGATATTCTTTTAATTAAAAAGGATATTGATATCATTAAGTCCAACCACCTTAAACATATAGAAACCGATATCTCTATGATTAAGAAAGTTATGTGGTCAGTAGGTTTCTTAGTATTCTCTAATCTATTAGCTATTATTATAACAGAAATAAAGTGAAGATTTACTTAGTCATTTTATTCTGTGTTCAATCATTAACATCACCATTAAAAGAAAGTTGTGTAGCAGAACCACTATACGAACCCTTTAATAGTATACCAGATTGCCTTGCATATGTGGATAACTTTAGATACAGTTTAAGAAATAACGAGGATTTGTATGTAACAGGATTCTGTACACAAAAAAATTTAAATGCCATTTGAAGAACTAAAAGAAAGAATTAAAGAACACGAAGGTTATAGACTAGATGTTTATAAGTGTAGTGAAGGATTTGATACTGGTGGGTATGGTCATAAAATAATTGAAGGTGAAGATATACCTACTACTAGAGAGGGATGGGATACATTGTTTGAACAAGATTTCCAAACTGCTTGTGAAGGTGCTGACAATATAGTCGGTGATTATGATATAGATACTACTGCAAAAGAAGTAGTAATAGAAATGGTTTATCAAATGGGTGAAGGTGGTGTATCTAAATTTAAAGGTATGCTATCTGCTCTTAAAGAAGCTAGGTATGCTGATGCATCAGATGAAATGATTGATTCTCTTTGGTATCGTCAAACACCAAACAGAGCATCAGATCTAGCATTAACAATGAGGGAAATAGATGTTGCTTAATATGTTAGGACCTATTGCTGGTGCTGTATTTAAGACTATAGATAAAGTAGTAGACAATAAAGGTGAAGCTGAGAAGCTAAAAGCTAAAGTCCAGGAGAAGATTATATCTGGTGAACTAGCAGAACTAGAAGGTGCTGCTAAAATTATACAAACAGAAGCACAAGGTGGATTTCTACAGAGAAACTGGCGACCAATTATGATGTTAGTCTTTGCTGGTTTGATGGTAGCTCATTGGTTCGGTTTTACTGCACCTAATATTCCAGAATCTGTACAAAATTCTTTACTCAATATTATCTTAGTTGGCATAGGAGGATACACTATTGGTAGATCAGGTGAAAAAATCGCAGACAGATTTAAAAAAGACAAGTAGATCATACAAGAAGAAATTAACTACCCCACCCACAGTCCTTAAAACAGGAAAAATGGATAAAATTTTGGTCATTTCTGACCTTCATATACCATATCATCATCCTGACAGCTTTCGCTTCTTAAATAAACTAAAAGATAGATACAACTGGGATAAGGTAATCAATATCGGTGATGAGATGGATTGGCATAGCATAAATGTAAGCCATGTTATTAATCCTGATTTACCTTCAGCAGCTGATGAACTTGAAGTGGGTAAGTTTTGGATTAAGAAGTTAGAAAAGATGTACCCTGATATGATCTTACTAGAATCTAATCATGGATCTATGGTACTACGTAGAGCTATGGCTAAAGGAATGTCTAAGTTCTTCTTAAAAGATTATAATGAAATACTAGATGTGTCATCTCGGTGGCAGTGGAAAGAGTTTCATTGGGAAACTAATACACTAGGTAGGATATACTTTGCACATCAAGTATCTAAGAATATTGTTAAGTCAGTACAACTGATGTCTGCTTCGGTATGTCAAGGGCATTATCATACGCAGTCAAATATAGAGTATGTTGGTAATGACTTTCATTTAAACTGGGGTATGTCAGTAGGTTGTCTTGTAAACAAACAATCATTAGCTATGGCATACATGAAGATTAATGTAGCCAAACCAATACTATCTTGTGGTTGTATTATTAATGGTGTACCATACTTAATACCAATGTTATTAAGGAAGGATGGTTCTTGGGATGGGCAGATATACATCTAAAGATAAAAAATATTTTAATAAAATAATTGAACATGGATGTTGTGTACCTGGATGTACATCAAACACTCCTATGAATGTTCATCACTTACGAGGATCACAAGTACAATTTAAAAGATCTAATTATCTTGTAGTACCATTATGTTTTGAACATCATTCAGAACTAACATGGGGTAAACATAAACCAGAGTTTAAGTTCTGGGATTACTATGACTTTGATGCTTTAGAATATGCTAGTGAATTGTATGACCAGTACTCTCAACAACATTAATACTTTTAACTTTCTTCATTATAGATTTACCAATGTTACTAGAGTTCTTTTCTCCTGTTAAATACATAGCAGTAACAGCATATGCACAGAAGATTGTTTCATCATCATATCCGAACTGAGTTAAATACTTAGTATAATCAGTTAAGGTTTCTATTAACTCATCAAGTTGAGATTTTAATACCATGTAGTATATATATGGCTTTGTTTATAATATGTCAATATTCGCTGAAGGCGTGGGATTATTTTATCACCCACAAGCTTTCGACTACAGATAGAATTTTGCTCAATGTCTACTCACAACCACTCTTGATTACCTCAGGCATTTGCCCATACTTCATCTCAAGTGTACCTTACCCCTCTGATAAAGAGTTGTTCGGTCAGCCGATAGGGGAAGCTATACCCCTACCACGAAACTTTTAAAACTTTTAAAATGGTATATCTGGAATGTCATCATCAGGTAATGCATCCTTATTGACAGATTCAATAGACTTATCTTGCTTACCACCTAACATCTTCATGACACCAGAATATCTTGGTATTAGAATTGATGTATTATATCTTTTGTTACCATTATTATCTGTATACTGTGATACATCTATTTGTCCTTCAAGGTATATTAAAGTACCTTTAGTAACATAATTTTTAATAGTGTTAGAAAGATTAGGATCAAATGTAACTACTTTATGCCAAGTAGTTTTATCAGTCATTTGTTGAGTTTCTTTATCTCTTACTTTTTCAGTAGTAGCGATAGACATAATAGCCATCTCACCTGACTTGATAGTTTTGATCTCTGGATCTGTACCAGTTCTACCTACAAGTATTACTTTATTTATCATTAGTTAGTACCTCCTGTACTTTTGATTTATCTACATTACCTTTGTATTTTTCTTCAAGCTGCTTCACATATTTGTTTGAATCAAACATACCCATGAATACATCAGCATTGAATCCTAAATGTGATAGTGCTTTTGTTAGTGCATCAGTCAATGCTTTCTTAGGTGCATCATCATCTACCCTACCTTTACCATCTACCAATAAATTACATCCTCTAACTGGACCATATTTGTATTCAGGTTTAGATACCCAAACAGCTACATCTGCAAATTGAAATGCTTTACTATCTACTATCATAGTATCATAGCTGACATCATACCCCCAACCAACACCAACTGGTCCGAAGATCTCTGTAGCTCGTCTGATCTGATAGTGAGCATCAATAGAAGTAAAACTCCTAGCTCCAAAGGAAACCTTCTTAGTGAACCGAGGATCTGTTTCTTTAGCCTGATCCCATATATCCAAAGTCTTGTCTTTAAGATTAGTATTTGTACTCTCATCCATTTATATTACCTCCTCAATAGATTGAAAATCAACATAGTCATCAGGTGGTACATCTTTCTCTACATGTATTGTCCAGAACTGATGCTCTGCATTTAATAGTTTCTTCTGAAACTTTTTGTCTTGTGAAATTACAAATGCTTTCCATCTCACATTACCAAATATTACTGATAACCATGCTTTTGTTTTGTTAGCTACCATCATGTAATGCTGTACTTGAGCATAATATTTCTCAATGATTGTATCTTCTTTGGTCATCATGTTTGTATGTTTAGCTTCAAAGATACCCATAGTTTTTAGATCTTGATTCAATACAAAACCATCTACATTAGCTAACATAAACGGATACTTTTTATGTACTAATGTATGGTCTATCTCTTGTACTGGGAAATCTAAATTAGCTGTGAACCATTCTCTATTAAATGCTTCGGTGTATATACCTAACTGTACTGGTAGTACAAATGTTAAGTCATCTTCAACTAAACCTTTCTTGATATTATATAGATCTTTCCACTTACCAGCTGCTAGATAAGTAGCATCACTCCCTCCGATTCCTGAGCTTCTGTCTATAATTTTCTTTTGATTCTGTATATTCATTGACCTTCCTCTCTACAATGTTTTCAATGTCAGTTTTTTTTTTCCATAGTGCATCAGCTAATCTTTTAGCAGATGGATCTCCGTCTATTAAACCTACTCTTAGTCTGTATTCTATCTCACGATCAAACCAAACTCTAGCTAAATAACATACTTTTTTTATCCACCATCTTTTTCTTTGCACTGGATCTGCAAGATTATACTTTATTTTTTTATTAGGTTTTAATCTCTTATCTCTTACAAAACCTTTTACTAATTCATCTACTTTCATATTGATTAATTAATCTATCTATATACCAACGAGCTTTCTTTAAATCTTGTGTTGGTTTATCTGGATACTTATGTCTGTTTCTTATTACATACTTGATAATATTTGCTTCATGATGATTTAATTTAAATTGTTCTATAACATCTATAACTTGAATCTCTGCTCCAATATAATAGCCTGGATCAATGGGATTTATTTCTTTCATTACTCCTCCTGTTATAACATTTAATACATGTGTATTCTTTGTAGTCTACCATCATAGCTTTAGTCCACTTCTTTTTACAGACAGTACATCTTTCTAATACTAACATATGTTGTAGTATTATACCTCTTTTTTTTCCCATAATTTTTGTGTGTTGAGGGCAATCATACGGAGGATAAGGAGGAAGGAGATCACATACCATGAAGATCGATTGCCCTCTATTTTGTTTTAATGAAACCAAAGACAATTTGCAACCTTTCTTTCACGATCATATCTAGTATTAACTGAATCACTGGGGTAGTGTGTACTCCAATGCGTGATAGCTTGGTATGCACTGAACTTATTAGGTCCATATTTCTTTGCATAATTGTTTTCATATTGATCTACAATGTAATTTCTATGTTGTTGATTGACATGACTTTTATCAGTGCGTGTTGGTTGAAAGCATAATCTATCTACTTGACTATGTAATTCATAGTCTTGTATTGGTTGTTCTAACCAGCTAGACATAGAGTTATGTACAGTATGTAGTCCATCAATAGCTGCATAACCACCAGGTAATTTAAGTTTGATCTCATTACTACCTTTGTGTGCAGTATTTAAACTGATATCCCATACTGAACTCTTAAGTCCATTGAGACATAACCATAGGTAGAAACCTAGATCAAATCGGAATGAACGCATACCATTGTAGCTGTTCCATATCACAGCTTCTAGACCAATAGATGTATCTTTGAATGGTATCTGATACTCTGGTAGAGTAAATCTGGTAGCCATAACAGCACCATGATTAGACCACTTGTGTTTCTCAGTCATACCATTGGTATCAAAGTGTTCATTAAGAAAGTCAGTAGCTTTATCATACGCTGTGCCATGTGATATAACTCGGTATGTATTCTTGTGAACTGCAATCAGTTCGTTGTTCTCATCTTTAACCAACTGTTTGTAGCTATCTAACCTTGAGCCATGCTGGTTGTACACAGGTTCTTCACGCACCTGAAACGTTAGTTCTTGTGGTAACATATTTTTCCTCCTATAACTCTGCTCTGAATGAGCAAAACTTATTTTCTTTTACACGATCTAGTATCTTTTTACCTAGTTCATATCGTGCATACCACATAAGATAATAGTTATACTTACTTTTCTTACGTTCTTCCACTGACATACTTGTGTTTGGGACAGGTACATCTAATACTTTACACATTTGTTCTTGAGTATAACCATTAGCTGTCTTGAAAAAATCATCTAAGGATTGCTTCTTAGATCCAAGATGATCTAAACATTGAGCAAGTCCATGTTCTATTTTTTCTTTGTGTGTTTCATCAAAGTAGTACTCAAGATGATCTGGTTGAAATCCTACTGATCCAAAGAAGTCTGCATCATCACTGGATTGTATACCAAACCAGAACTTACCTTCTATATCACCTTCATAATATCTACCCATACTATTCCTCTTTCATTTTATTCAACTGTTATTATTATCTCATCTCTACCTGAGTAAGTAGTTCCTTCAAACTCAATAAGAATACTTGATATCTTTTTGAACTCATGTTCTTTGAACTCACCTTCTTCTCTACTGCCATGATAAACTTTTGATGCAAACTTTATCTCTGCACCTGGTGATATTCTATTTACTTTACACATTAAATCTTTAAACGTTTCTGCATTACACTTCATATAAATTATCCTTTCCATAATAATCTTTTGGTAGTTGAAAACCCTTGATAATCCTAGATTCTAAAGCTCTGAACATAAGATTTTCTACTTGTTTTCTGCCTGTTTCCATAGCCATCTGCTTAGTATCCCAATCAGTTCTATGTTGTGGACCTAGTACACTATCATCAACAGTCAATCTCCATTTAGTAATACTGTGTTGAAAGTTAGATCTTATCTTTACAATATTAACTACGATCACTTGATCTTGACCATAAGATATAGTTGCTTGGTAATGTCCTGGTCTTATGCTTCTCATGATTTACCTCCTATCTGGTTTCAAATTTAAGTTCTTCTAATTGTTTTAACCAACCTTCTACAGTTGTTATATCTTTTGCTATAGCAGTTCTAAGTTTCTCAAACTCTTCTAGCATTTCATTTTCTATTAGAAATAATTCATCTAACTGAGTTAGTGCAATAGTTTTATCATGCCATTTGATTGCTTCTCTTGTTGTTATTCTTTGATCCCACAATCTTGCTTTTAATATCTTTAATGCTTCTATGTTCATTGTTTTCTCCTGTTCCATTACACATATCACATACATATGTACCTTCTGGATTGTTCCAATCAATCTGAAATCCAAGTCCAATACATTCTTTACAACTAATCTTTTTCTGGTTCTGGAATATAGTTTTCATTCTCAAATCTTTCTCGTACCATCTCTTTGATTTCTTGTGTATAGATTAGCTTTACTCCATCTTGAAGCATATGCTTTACACACGCATTTTCTAGTTCTTGATATGTTTCATAGTGTTCATAGTATTTACAGTATATAACATCAAATTTGTCTAGCTCATCCTGTGTGAAACTATCTTGTGGTAGTGGTAATCTTGTCATGTAAACCTCCTTTTTTAAAAAGTCAAAATGTCGGATTCGGTGATAGATCCTATCATATGCAGTCTATTCAGACTGCTCACTATCCTGTTTGATTATTGCACGAAAGAATATTATTGATGCTGTTATACTTGTTATAAATCCTATACACATTAGTGATAGTACAATGATACCTAGTAGCATTAGTATTGTTTCCATGTTATCTCCTTTTCTGTTCTCACTTTCTGTTGCGATCAGTCATGATTGCTTTAGTTAGATCGTTAGATACCCATACTATGCATATCCATATAGGTGCTGATATAACTGATAGTATTAGTGTTGGATTCAATCCCATAATCATCCACATGAATATCAATCCACCACCTAGTGATAGATATATTAGTACAAATGTTCCTATGTATTCTGATCTATCTTGAAATTTTAGTCCAGCTACTCCGTTGATTACTGACATGAATACTTTCTTGAGCATCCTGAATAAATAATCTATTAGTCCTATAGTTTGTTTTTGCATATTTACCTCCGTGATACATTACAAATACTGTAAAAATTAAAGTTAATAACATTCGGTGATTCCAGATCCTTCCTGTTTGGGGGGGGGATTATATCCCCTCACCCACCAATGTGTTTATGTCTGCATTTAAGATACTTTCAGCTAGTTCTTCATGTTCTTCTGCTGTTGGTTGTCTTAGTGTTGATGGTGATGCTTTGTTTTTGTTCTTGTTTTCCAAAGCTTTCTCCCATGTTTCTCCATATATTAATTCAAACTTAGCTGACCATACATCATATCTGTTAGTCCAATAGTCTGTTAGGTCTGACCATCCTCTGAATGTTGCTATTCTATCATAGTCTTGTTGTTGACCTATCTCTGTTACTGTATCTACACGACTATCATTTGCCTGTGTTAATGCTCTTTTAGCTTGATCTGCTCTGCTACTAGCATTGTTCATTCCTGTTCTAGCACCTAAACATTCATACATGATACTGTCCTTACACCATCCTTGCATGAATGGTGTATGTACTATTGGGTACATTAGATTGAACACATTGTTCATATCTGTTGATGCTGCATCATTTATATGAATTAAGTCTTTAGTTTCTACTTTCCATTCTGTCATTTTACTACCTCCAAATCAGTATTTAGTTCTGCGATATCATATTCATCCATTTGCTTTGATACCCATTGAGCTTCTGCTCTGTATGCTTCAGCTGTTTCTAGATCACCATTGAGTTCTGCTAGTTTTGCTAGGTCAATGTATTTGTTAATCTCATCTTGATAATCCATTATTTGATCTCCTTCATTCTTATTCCTATATCCATAGTATACTCCTTACCTTGATCGTCCTCTGTTTGTACTGTGATTCCCCATGAATCACTTGATCCTCCTTCTGATACTATTATTCCTTCTATATCCTTGTCGTCTAAGGTCCTGTCATCATACCAAAAGTCTATTTGATACTTTGATTTTAGTGTGTCCTTGATAGCTTCTGCTACCTTTGACATGATAGTGTATGAGTTGTATTCCATGATGATCTCCTTTCGATCTCTGAATATGCCTACTCGTCACCACAGATATATCGTTCTGTCTACATGCTAGATCCTAGTCGCACAACTTCGTGCTGGACTAGGAGTGCATGTTTACAGGTTGTATATCGTGGTAGTTCGTCTGGGTAGATAGCTGATATGAGTACATAGCTGATACAGACGAATAGAGCATATTCGAGAGAGATAAAAACAAATTCTGGGTTACCTACCTTGTGAGCCTGACGAACAAGTGATAGTAGCTCTTATGCGATTTATCGTATTAGAGATACATTGGGAGTAGGTCAGACATTTGTTTACAATTATTTACTTGACATGGTTACGAATCACTTGGTATCTATCGTTATGCCGAGAACACAGTTATCAAAGAAAGACGGTCTTACATACAAACAAAGAGCTTTGGTTGATACCCTCGTAGCTACAGGATGTACCATAACCGAAGCATCCCAGAAGGCTGGTTATTCTAAGGGAGAAGCTGGTAGAGTAGTAGCTAGTAGGACACTACGATTGCCAAAGGTACAAGCATACCTAATGCAAGAAGTATCCAACAAGTTAGGGTTGGGTTCAGTCCACGCATCCTCGACATTGTTACACCTTATCCAAAATGGAAAGAGCGAGTATGTTAGACTGGAAGCTAGCAAGGATCTACTAGATAGGATAGGCATGAGAACACCTGAGAAGGTGCAGCACAATCTGTCAGGAAATGTACAGATCAAGATAGACCTAGACTAGACGCATGGGGGGTTTGAAAACAGGGCGAAGCATAAGTGATAACCACCTTTACACACAACATAGTTGAAAAAAGCACTTCAAAAAAATATTATTTATAGTAAGGTTCGTTCATGGCAGATCCTCGAATAAAGAGAGCTGGAGTAAGTGGTTTTAATAAACCTAAAAGAACTCCTGGACATAAGACTAAATCACACATAGTGGTAGCTAAGTCTGGAGATAAAGTTAAGACTATTAGGTTTGGACAACAAGGAAAGACAGGAGATAGAACAATGACAAAGAGAGCAAAGTCTTTTAAGGCAAGACACGCCAAGAATATAGCGAAAGGAAATATGTCAGCTGCATACTGGGCGAATAAGGTGAAGTGGTGAGTACAGTTAATAAAGCTGGGAACTACACTAAACCCACAATGAGAAAGAGAATCTTTCAAAGAATAAAATCAGGAACAAAGGGTGGTAATGCTGGACAGTGGAGTGCTAGGAAAGCACAAATGTTAGCAGTTGCCTATAAGAAAGCTGGAGGAGGTTATAAATAATGGGGAAAACAAAACATTACTTTAAGAATGGTACAGAGTACAAAGGAGCTACACACAAGATGCCTAATGGATCATTACACAGTGGTAAGACACATGGTTCTGGCAGTAAAGTTGTAGTACATTTTAAAGATTTAAGTGCTAGTTCTAAGAAAAAAGCCAAGGCATAATGGCTCTAGCTAAATCTCAACGTAGTCTAAAGGCTTGGTCTAAACAGAAATGGAGAACCAAGTCAGGCAAACCCAGTGCAAAAACTGGGGAAAGATACTTACCAGAAGCAGCAATCAAGTCATTGACAGATTCTGAGTATGCGTCTACTACTAGAGCTAAGAGAAAAGGTACTAGAAAAGGTAAGCAGTTTGTTAAACAACCTAAATCTATTGCCGCAAAAACAAGATCATATAGGAGTATAAAATAATGTATGGAATGAAAAAAGCCAGTGGATCTAAAAAGCTAAAAGGTAAACAGAAAAGTCTACCACCAGCTTTAAAGAAAAAAATTATGGCAAGTAAAAAGAAAAAGTAAGGAGCTAGTTATGTATAATAAATTACTAGATCGTTGGAATAACCTTAATAAAAAAGGTAAGACTTTAGTTGTTGCAGTAGCTGTTATTATAGTTATTGCGATAGTACAGTCTGCATGACACAACAATACGCACAAGATCTTATATCTTTTCAAGACAGAATGAAGTTAAGAAAGATAGTCAAGAAAGTACATTTCTCTCATTATCCTAAAGAATTTATTACAGATAAAGAAGCAGATATGTTTATTGAATCGTTACTACCAGATACTATTTACAAGTTAATTAAAGCTGGTACTGATTCCAATACTGTGTGAGTGGATTAAATTACAAAGCACCTGGGGAAGTTATTAAATCCTTTATGAAGGATAATAGCTTCTTTAGAGGTGTACGAGGTCCAGTAGGATCAGGCAAATCAGTATCTTGTTGTATAGAAATATTTAGAAGAGCTGCCAAACAAGAACCATCTCCTGATGGAAAGAGAAAATCTAGATGGGCAGTAATAAGAAACACAAACCCTCAATTAAAAACTACTACCATGAAAACATGGTTAGATTGGTTTCCAGAACAAACATTTGGTAATTTTACTTACTCTGTACCATTCACACATCACATAAAGATTAATGATATTGAATTAGAAGTTTTATTTTTAGCATTAGATAGACCAGAAGATGTTAAGAAACTACTATCATTAGAGCTTACAGGGGTATGGATTAATGAAGCTAGAGAGATTCCTAAGAGTATTGTAGATGCCTGTACTATGCGTGTAGGTAGATTTCCTTCTATGAAAGATGGTGGACCTTCATGGTATGGTGTTATAGCAGATACTAATGCACCTGATGAAGATCATTGGTGGTCGATTATGTCTGGTGAAGTGCCTGTACCAGATCATATGAATCAAGAAGATTCATTGATGTTAGTTAAGCCTGACAACTGGAAGTTTTTGTACAACCTCCAGGCATGATAGAAAAAAAAGAAGATGATAAAATTAAAAGTTATGAACTTAATAATACAGCAGAAAATATCCAAAATGTTACACCTAATTACTATCCAAATATCATTAGAGGAAAAAGTAAGTCTTGGATTGATGTTTACGTTTTAAATAGATTAGGAACTATAGAGGATGGAAAGTTAGTTTATGGTTCATTTAGAGAAGATACACATTTAGCTAGTGAGAATATAGAGTTTGCAGATACTACAGTATATATAGGGTTAGACTTTGGTCTTACACCTTCTGCTGTATTTGGGCAGAAACTACCTGATGGTAGGTGGATTATAAACCATGAGTTAGTTTGTTTTGATATTGGTACAGTTAAGTTTAGTGAGATGCTAAAGTATGAGATAATTAAATACTGTGCAGATAAAGATTTAAAAATATTTGGTGATCCAGCTGGTGATTTTAGGGCGCAGACAGATGAAACTACTCCTTTTCAGATACTTAGACAGCAAGGTATACAAGCCTTTCCAGCACCATCAAATGATGTAGCTCTACGAATTGAATCAGTAGAATCTGCATTGAATAGGATGGTTGATGGTAAAGCTGGATTTTTACTGTCGCCATCCTGTAATCAGTTAAGAAAAGGCTTTTTAGGTGGATATCATTACAGAAGAATACAAACATCTGGCGAAAGATATGAAGATAGACCTAATAAGAATAAGTTTTCCCATGTTCATGATGCACTACAATATCTTATGTTAGGAGCTGGAGAAGGAAGGTCATTGACTGTAGGATCACAAAAACAAACAGTTACAAATGTTTACAAAAGTTGGAATCTATATGATAGAGGATCTATAAACAAAAGGGGTAAATGGGATATTTTCCGAAAGAATGGCTAGTATTCTTTTATGATCCACCTTTAGAATCGTGGTATCATATGTTTAGAAGAGGGGGTATGGCACATTGTGGTATGATGGGTTACGATCATACTAAGAATGTATGGATTATAATAGAACACATACACAAAAGACTTGATGTTAAAGTATTATCTAGTGAAGAAATATCTTACATTATAGATTATGTAATAGATAACAAAGGAGTTATTCTTAAATGCCCACTAAAAAGAGAAAAGTTTAAATTATTTCAAGGTGCATGGCTTAGAGAAAATAGTTGCGTTACAGTAATAATGAGGGTATTAGGTATTAATAGGTTGATTATAACACCTCATGGGTTATATAAATACTTAGTAAATAATGGATGTAAACAATGGGAATATTTAGAACACCAAAATATAGAAAATCAGCTTCAGAAATAGCTATGGAAGAGCAAATGGAAAAAGATCGTAAAACAGCTGAAGAAGAAAAAAAAAGATTAGAAGCTGAAGAAAAAAGATATAAAAAAAGATTTGGTAAAGGTATGATTGGAATGAGATCATTATTTTCTAAAGCTGGTGGTGGTGGCTTTTTTAGTGATGGAGAAAAGAAATAATGAGTTCAAAAACAAGTGCTAGTGGTATGGCTGGTTCTTCTGGCGGTACTCCAAAATATGACGTAGAACAAGTAAGAGCAAATAGAAAAGGTAAATTAGCAGATCAATATGCTAGAGATAAATTAGGTATTACTGGTCCTAATGTTTATAATACCCCAGCTGGTACAGTGGTTACAAAAGGATTTACATCTTCTACTGTACCTAGTCAATTATATGGTGACAAATATCAAGCAGCAAGAAATGAATATTTAGCTAATCAAGGTTTAGGAACTGTTAGAGCTGATGGTGGCTTTATGACAGGAGTACAAACAGATAAAGGATTAGTATTTACATCACAAGCTAATAAAGCATATCAAGCATCCAGAAATGTACCAATGCCTTTATCAAAACAAATGTTTGAAAGTCAACAAAGATTTACAGCTGGAATAGCAGCAGTAGCAGCACTTGCTGGTGTACCACTTATGCCAAGTATTTTGTATATGAAATCAAGAACACCCTATTCAGAATATTTAAGTAAAAATAAACAAATTTTTTCTTATGAATCTGGATCTAATCAAAATAAAAAAGATTCAAATCAAACATCTGAAAATAATACAGAAATGGCAGCACCAGGTGGAGATAATATAGCTCAAAAAGAAACAAAAAGAAAAAATTATTTAGCTAGTTTAAAAACTAGTGACAGTTTAGAAGGAGATAGAAAGTTTATTACTGGTAGTCAAAGGGGTTTTGGTGGTACTTATTCAGTTTAATGGAATATAATAACTATAGATCTTCTGCAAATATGTCTGATGATATATCAGCAAAATCATTTATTAAAAAATACTTACAAGCAGATGGATTAAAATCACTTTGGAAATCTAAGTTTGAAGAAGCATATGAATATACTATGCCTGGAAGAGAATCTTTCTATGAAGAATCCCCTGGACAGAAAAGAACAGATAGAATATTTGATGAAACAGCTGTAGTAGGTATTCAAGAATTTGCTAGTAGATTACAAGCTGGTATAACTCCTACATTTGGTAGATGGATTAATTTAAAATCAGGGATAGAAATACCAGCAAATATAGCTCCTGAGATAGATGAACAATTAGATTCGATAACACAATATATATTTGAAGTATTACACAACTCAAACTTTAATCAAGAAGTACATGAAGCATTTATGGATTGTGCAGTAGGTACTGGATGTTTATTAGTTAATGAAGGTACAGCTTCTGATCCTATTGTATTTAATGCAATACCTTTACCACACATTACATTAAACAGTGGACCTAATAATAAAATAGATTGTGTTTATAGAAAAAGACAAATTAGATTAGGAGATCTAAAAGTATTATATCCTAATGGAGAACTTAATGAAATTACTTTAAATAAACTAACTGAAAATCCAGATCAAAAGATTAATGTTATTGAAGGTACAATGCGTAACTATGAAGATCCTAATAAAGAAGTTTATGATTATATTGTTTGTTTAGAAGAACATGAATCAATTATAGTAAAAGAAAAATATACTGGTGCTGGTTCAAATCCATTTATTACATTTAGATGGAACAAAGCTAGTGGTGAAGTATATGGTCGTGGACCAATCTTTAATGCTATGTCTGCTATTAAGACTACAAACTTAACAGTAGAATTAATATTAGAAAACGCACAGATGAATATATCTGGTATTTATCAATTAGAAGATGATGGAGTAATTAATACAGATAATATTGCATTAGTGCCTGGCACAATAATTCCAGTAGCTCCTGGATCTAGAGGATTACAACCTATTAATGGTGCTGGTAGATTTGATGTTGCACAATTAGTCTTAGAAGATATGAGAAATAATATTAGAAAAGCATTATACATGGATACACTTGGTCCAACAAGAGGCACACCTATGTCTGCTACTGAAGTTGCAGAAAGAATGTCAGATCTATCAAGACAAATAGGATCATCATTTGGTAGATTACAATCAGAATTTATACAACCATTAATCAAAAGAGTTATATACATACTAAAAAAACAAGGAAGAATAGAAATACCTAGTATAGATAATAAAGAAATTAAAATTATACCAGAATCACCTTTATCGAGAGCGCAGAATGAACAAGATATAGCTGATGTTAATAGATTTAATGCTACTTTAGGTCAAACATTTGGTCCTGAAGTTCTTAATTTAATAGTTAAACAAGAAGAAGTAGCTAGATACCTAGCAGAAAAAATGAATTTACCAGAGAAGATTATTAGGGATGCAGCTGAGCAGCAACAAGTAATGCAACAGATGCAACAACTACAACAGATGCAACAAATGCAAGGAGGACAAGGTGGCTTGGGAGCAGATACGGAACAAACCTGAAGGTTATCATTATTCAATAGACGGATTTACTAGAAGTAAAGCAGCAGAAATAGAATTAAATGCTGATATTGCTTCATTATTTAAAACAGAACTAGGAAAAAAGGTTTTAAATTATTTAAAATCTATTACAGTAGATGCTGT